AGAAATGACTTGGACAGAGCTAAAAGTGTGGTAAAAGCACACGCTGGTAAGTTTCAAAAAAACAAAAAGAATACAGAGGATACTAAAGAGAAAAAAGAACCTACACATCTAGCGTCCCAAATCCCTTCCAGTAAAGGTTCTACGGTGATGACAGAAAATGGATCTACAATTTCAGATGAGTTTAGAAAGAAGTCTCAATTTTTAGGAAAAAGAAGTGAATGCACAACTTCTATAAGGTGATAAAATGGACAGAGAAAAATGGCTAAAGCAGTACAGGAAAAATAAACAAGCGGTTTGGATTAGATGCAAACTGACAAATGGAGAAGAATTTAATTACGATAAATTTGAAGGATGGAGAGAGTTAAAAGCCAAGTGCGATAAAGAAGATTTATTTTTATCAGAATTATACTTGCAATATCGTTCTCATAAGGCTACTATAGATATAAGCGAAGCTGTTGATGGCGTCTACTTGATTAGATCGCTATTAGGGGCGCTAGGCTCAGACTCTAAAGAGTACTACACAGTAGGACTTGTAAAAGGTTCTAATGTCTCTAAAAAAATGTGGATTACACCAGAACTTGTATTAGATAAAGAATATGAAGATGAAATTGAAAACTGCTTTGAAGAAGCAATCATCTATGACAAAACGAAAAAGAACTGAGAAAAGCAAGTATAAACACCAGACAACTGGTGATCACTGTACCTGCGCTTCCTATCTAGCAGAAATGATGTGCCTTCGTTTAGCAGAATACAAAAACGAAGGTAACCTGACGTATAAGTTTTGGAATAAAAAACCTTGGGACTGGACTTTCAAGCAGCAAATGTTTGCAGCAAATAATTTGATAAAGAAATATGGTGAGAAAGCTGTAGTCAGAGCAGTTGCGAATCAAAAATCTGTATTCTCTCTAAAGAATAAACGCTTGATACCAGAAATAATAAAGCAAACAAAACTTATAAAAGAAGAGGAAAGTAAACCTAGTCAAGAGCTAGAGGTGAAAAAAGAAGCAAAGACTAGAAAGAAGTCATACGGAAAGAAATCTGGATTAAATAAACTTAGAGGACTAGATAATGGCAAAGAAGAAAGCCAAGAATAAATTTGAAGACGACATTGTTAGCAATCAAATCATCAGCAAGTACGGAGACATTGTAGAACAAGGGACAAAAGTTTTAGCAGACTTGCAAAATTTCAACACCATCGGCATTTCTCCCGCATTAGACTTGGCTCTTGGTGGCGGCTTGAGAGAAGGCAGTGTGGTTGCAATGACAGGAGACCCTAAGACGGGTAAAACTACCACATCTCTTTACTTTGCCGCTAAAGCGCAACAAGCAGGTAAGAACGTATTCTATTTTAATACAGAGGGTAGACTTACTAAGGAAAACTTTACAGGAATAAAAGGACTGGATGCCAGCAAGATAAAAATTATCCAAGCGACTGACAATCAACCCGTAGTGTCTGCCGAAACATTTCTTAACGCAATAGAGACATATGTTAAGAATACGCCAGATTTTGTTGCAATTATTGATTCTGTATCAAACATGGTTCCTCAAGACGAACTAGACGGAGAGGTGAGAGGAGGAGTCAGAGCGCAACTACCAAGGTTACTATCTATGTTCTTTAAAAGAATTAGTAACGATGTAGCAAGAACTAAAGCGATTCTCATATTCGTTACTCATAATATTGCAAATACTGGTGGTTCACGTTGGTCTCCAGCTAAACTTGCTGACTGTGGAAACATGCTTCAGTATCAGGCTGGAACTAACATGGTAATCACACACAGAGGAAAGTGGGAGGAAAGCGACGACCAAGGTAATGATGTTGGTCAAGTTGCAAACTGGGTTGTTAAAACGTCTGCCGCTGGAGGTAAACCAAATACAAATGCAGTATCTTATATTAGGTATGGCACTGGAATTGATGAAGTAAGAGAACTTTGCGAGATTGCAAATGAACTTACATTCATAAAACAGACGGGCGCTTGGTATACAATTATAAGCGCGGTAGGATCTGAAGACAAAAGAATACTAAAGCTACTAAAGAAGCATGAAGTATCAGACGACGCAGAAGCAAAAGAAAAGTTTTTTAAATTTCAAGGCATGGCAAGGCTAAGTAAGTTTATAGAAGAAAACAAAGAAATACAAGACTTTCTGTACGATGAAATTAAAAGTGTACTATGAAAGTTGTAGGATTAAACGGTAGAGAATACAATGTAGACTTAAAAAAATATATTGTAAGAAGAGATGACAAGACCGTTAAATCTAAGTACCACTTAGCAGCTAGAGAGTTGCTAAATGAAATGTTTTCAGGATATACAATTGTAGAAGAAATGAAACTACCGGGGTCAAGAGATCCAGCCAAGAAGTCTACTTTATTTTTAGACTTTTTTATCCCTAACTTACAGCTAGGCGTTGAGGTTCATGGACAACAACACTATAAATTTTGTAAGTTTTTTCATAAAACCAAGGCTGGTTTCTTGACTTCTGTTAAAAGAGACTTTATAAAGGAAGAATGGTGTAACTTAAACGGAATAGAGTTAATGGTATTAAAGTATTCAGATAGCGTAGAAGATTGGAGAAAACAAATTGACAGCCGCTGAAAGATTGAAAGAGTTTCTAGATGGCATTGAAGCATACGTTACAGCTAGAAACATAACGCCTACTAAATTTAACCCAGAGTTTGCTATGGCGGAAACACTGAGCATGGAAGACTTGGACAGACTGAATCAAGATGAGTGCTTTGGTCATGCTTATCAACTCATGCAGTACGTAGATCATGTGGGAACAGAACGCGCTCAGTGTGAAAATGTAATACGCTGGTGTGATAACTCTTTGCAAAGTATTATATCAGAAGCGCTTACTAGTGGAGTATGGGATACTTATGCAAAACATGAAACTAAAGTTGCTACGATACTAAGGAACGACGAGTTAGCAAAAAAAATTAACGAATGGAAACTAACTGCTCAGGGAAGACTTGAAAATCTTAAATCTAGAGAGTATAATGTAAGAAGAAAGGCTGATATACTATTTGAAAAAGGTAAAAGAAAATGAGTGATGATATTGTAAAAACGCTTTTAGAGTCTTTGACAGATGAGCAAAAGGCCGAACTGGTAAAGTCTTTGATGAAATCTGAAAAAGAAGAACCCGAACAGAAAGAAGAGGTGGTCTCTTCTGATATAGAAGTAAATGAAGATTTTACTGTTACTAGAAAGATAAATGAATCGACAAGGAGAAATCCGGTGAGGGCTAAGAAGAACAAGTGGGTTGACGATGGTAGCTTCCAACTAGAAGGTGAAGAAGAGTTTTCTTCAGATAGAAAAAGAAGCTCTAGGAGCAGAGGTAAAACCAAGAAAGTTCAGCTTGAGTGTTCTGTTTGTGGAAAAAAATACATGGAACACCCCAGTCTAATCTACGGAGAATATCACCGATGTAATCGGTGCGGGGGTCGATAATGGAATCCAAGTTGTTGGACTTGGGCGCAGAGAGAGCGGTTCTTGCCGGTCTCTTTACCTACGGTCTAGAGTCATATGTTGAAATTAGCGATTTAATTGATCACAATAGTTTTTGTCATCAAAACAATCAACTAATATATAAGTGTATTGAGAAAATACTACTAAAAGAAACCGAGGTAGATTTACCAGCATTGCTTTCTGCTGCGGATCAACTTGGTTTTTCTGAAACAATACAGACCAAGCAAGAGCTTGAGTACATTAATTCTTTGATGGAGTTCCCAGTAAAGAAAGATAATGTAATTCACTTTGCCGCTCAGATAAAAAAGTTTGAGTTTGCCAGAAAGATTAGAAGTCTTGCCAGTAAGATTGGTAGAGACATAGAAGAAATTAAAGGTGACGAGGATATTGATGACATCATCGGTATCGTAGAAAATCCTATTACAGAGTTTCTTCAAGATGACGACACAAGAGATAAACCTGAAAAGATAGGCGAAGGACTAGAAGAATATGTTGACTTTCTTATCGAAAACAAGTGCCGCTATTGGTGGTGGTCTTAGACGCAAATGTGTAGACCTAGTTTCTGCTCGACCTAAAGTTGGTAAGTCTGTATTCGGTGATAACGTTGCCGTGTCTGTAGCAAGAAAGGGTATACCTGTTCTGATGCTAGACACAGAGATGAGCAAAGAAGATCATCTAAACAGAATCTTGTCCAGTATGAGTGGAGTTCCTATTAGTGAAATATCCACAGGAAAGTTTGCGCAAGACGAAGAAAAGTTTATCGCTGTAAAAGCAGCAATGGATGAGATCAAAGACATACCATATACCTATGTCAGCGTGGCAGGAGCGCCATTTGAGAATATCTTAAATCATATCAAGCGATGGGTAATTCAAGAAGTCGGCACAGACGAGAACGGAAGAACAAATGAGTGTGTAGTTGTCTACGATTATCTAAAACTCATGTCGTCTGCTGGTATATCTGGAAACATTCAAGAGTACCAAGCGCTGGGTTTCCAAATTACAAATCTTCATAATCTCGCTGTCAAGTATGACTTTGCATGTCTTGCCTTCGTTCAGTTGAACAGAGATGGTATTACAAAAGAATCAACGGACGCTGTAAGCGGTTCTGACAGACTTATCTGGTTGTGTACATCATTCTCTATCTTTAAAGAAAAGTCAGCAGAGGAATTAGCAGAGGATGGTCCAAAGGCAGGCAATAGGAAACTTGTACCTATTGTTTCCAGACATGGACCCGGAATGCAGGATGGAAACTATATAAATCTCAGGATGGACGGTGACTACGCAAAGCTATCTGAGTTAAGAACAAGAGATGAGTTTATAAAATCTGGAACTGATGATGCCATAGAGGGCGCAGAACTACCTTTTGAAGAGGAACCCAATGAGCTATAAAGCACATTTCAAGGGCGGGCCAAAACATGGCGATACAGTCATATTACCAATTGTGCAGAAAGTCTACTCTGTTACAACTGTGTACGATATCAGCGGCTTTAGGACTAAATCTAAGTACAATTTAGTAAAGCAAGAAGGTGAGAATTTATATTATATGTTAGATGAAGAAAGATTTGACGGAATTGACCCAACTCCTTTTGAAAGGAACCGAAGATGAGTATCGTTCCGTTGTTTATAGCAACGCTGTGTTATGTGTTAACTTGTATATCAAACCTAAAGCAAAGGGACTATCCTCACGCGCTGGTTTGGTTTGCCTATACTCTTGCTAACTGTGGACTACTTTGGTATGAATGGAACAAAACAAAAACTTGATTTAAATAAAGTAAAAGATCTCATACTTGATAATATAGATGTCTTACTAGAAGATCTAGATTTAGAGTATGAACAAATATCCGATAACATTTTTATGAAATGCCCAATACATGGAGGCGACAACGATAAAGGTTTGTCAATATCTTTGACTCAAAAAAACTGGCGCTGCTGGACTCGCGGGTGTCAAGAAGATTTTGGTACTGATATATTTGGGTTTATTAGAGCCGTCAGGGAGGACGCTACGTTTTCTGACACGTTAAGATATGTCTGCAAACTTTTCAATATTGGAAAAGAGTACAAGTCTACTTCTACAGAGCCAAAAAGTAAAAAGAGTGAGTTTGACGAGATAGTTAACATATTTAGTAAAAAGAAAAAGACTATGAAATCAGAATACGTAAGAGATGTAGAAACATTAAATAATTCGTTTTATTTTGAAAAAAGAGGATTTTTACCTGACACATTGGAGTATTTTGGAGTACAAGATTGTATAGACAAAAATTCTAAGATGTGGAATCGCGCTATAATTCCAGTTACTTTTGAAAACAAAGAGGTGGCATACATAGCGAGAGCAGCAAAGAATTTTATACAACCTAAGTATTTATTCTCCAAGGGATTTAAGAAAACAGAATATCTGTACAATTATGATAACGCAATAGAAGTCGCTAAAGAGAAACACACTTTGTTCCTTGTAGAAGGTCAGGGTGACGTTTGGAGAATGTATGAAGCGGGTGTAAAGAATTGTGTAGGTCTTTTTGGAAAAGATATATCAGAGACTCAAAAATCTCTGCTTATAAAATCAGGCGTTACTGACTTGGTAGTACTAACGGACAATGACCAAGCAGGCAGAGAAGGTAGAATGAAAATACAAAGAGAGTTAAACAGAATGTTCAATTTAATTTATCCTCCTATGCCTAAGAAAGACGTAGGAGACACATCTGTTAAAAAGATACAAAAACATATTTTATCCCAAGTAGAAGGACTTTATTGATGATCTTAGCTATATCTGGCAAAAAGCAAGCAGGAAAAACAACTGTCGCCAATATCATTCACGGTGCTGTCTTGAAAAAGAATGGTATGATTGCTGACTATAGGGTAAACGAAAAAGGTAAACTGCTAGTAAAAACTACAAACTCTCAAGGAGATGTGGGATGGGGTGAGTTCGACATCGAAAGAAAAGACGAGCAGTTTGTAGAGTACGCGCACTACAATATGTGGCCTCACGTAAAACTTTACAACTTTGCAGATCCTGTAAAAGACATGTGTATAAACCTGTTTGGTTTTACTTACGAGCAAGCATATGGAACAGATGAACAAAAAAATCAGACCCTTCCAGACATTCGCTGGGAAGACATGCCACGGTTTCAGAACATGAAGCTGATGAAAAAGATGCCTATAGACGCAAAGAAAAGCTGGAAGTGGCGTGAAGGAGAAATGACGGCGCGTGAGTTCATGCAGTTTTTTGGAACTGATATCATGCGCAAGATTCATCCAAATGTTTGGGCGAACGCATGTGTTAACAAGATTACAAAAGAGGGTAGTGATTTAGCTATTGTTGCAGATACTAGATTCCCAAACGAAGTTGAGGCTATTAATAAAGCTGGAGGAAAAGTATTGAGACTGGAAAGAGATATTCATGATGATAACCATGATAGTGAAACTGCGCTGGACGCAAGCAACTATGATCATTCTAACTTTTGGCAAGTTCTCGACAACAGAAAAATGAACATTCAGGAAACTATAACTAAAGTCGAGTCTCTGTTGGGAGAAATTTAATGATAGTGACATACATAAGGTCATCAAGTTATAATGGTTATGATTACTGCCAGATGCAGTACTTTTTGACCTATGTACTTGGTCACAGATCCGACAGCGGAAAAAAAGCAGAGCTTGGGACTATGGTCCACAAGGTCATGGAAATACTAGCAGGATTAAAAAAGTTTCAACAAGATAATCCTAGAAAGAAATATTTAGTTGTAGAAGATGATGCTGCGGGTAAAATTAGAATACACAAAGACAGACTTCTAACAGACGAATTTGTTAACGAGTTGGTAGATGTTAGTATAAAGTGCTACGAGAAAGACTCTAAGCACAGATGGATGCCAGCAGATAAGAAACAGGTTTCTAAGCTAAGTTGGGACACATTGAATTACAATGAAGGTCAGTTTGACCCAAGGTTAAGAGATGTTGTAGATCCAGAGCCGCACTTTGATATTGTAATTGATGAAGACTGGGCAGAATATGAATACGAAATGCCGGATGGCGAAGTCGTAAAAGGAAAATTAGCAATAAAAGGAACAATTGACCTTGTAACTAAGATAGATGACGATACAATAGAAGTGATTGACTGGAAGACTGGGCGCAGACTTGACTGGGCAACGGGACAAGAGAAAGATTATAAAAAACTAACAACCGATGCGCAGCTACTGCTTTACAATTATGCGATATCTAAATTATATCCAGATTATAAACAGGCAATCATGACCATCTTCTTTGTTAAAGACGGTGGACCGTTTAGTATGTGTTTTGATAAAGAAGATCAAGATAAATTTCTTGGTATGTTGAAAAATAGGTTTGAAGAAATAAAGGCGAATGTATCTCCTAAA